TAGCCCATTCCAGACGCTATAAATGAAGTTCTTTTCGCAAGGTTTGGGCGCAAAATATCAACTACCGCTGTGGAAGCTGGGTCGGCTTGACCGACTTCAAATTCTCCAGCCGGATTAAATGCATAAGTTTGTGTGGAATTAGTTGAAAAATATCGGTTCACATAACCGGCATAACCAGTTGTTGAGTCCGTTCCACTTGCTCTTAATCTGAGTTGGAGATAACCGTTAGCAGTTCCGTCTCCAACCACGATTAGTCTATAATTTTCATAAGTAGATGAGAAAGATGTCACAGCTTGGCTTGATACAGCTGAACAGGCTGTTGCTGAGATGAGAGTAAGGCCACTGACTGAAACCGCAGGTGCAGCCCAAGTAGGCACACCGCCTGCGACTGTAAGCACGTTTCCCGTTGATCCAATGGCTAAACGCGTATTTGTGTTTGCCGTTGCTGATGAATACGCAATGTCTCCCAATGTTGTGCCGGGCTGCAATGCTTTAAGGCGTGTATCAACGCCCTGCAATGCAACGTCAAAATCTGCCGGTAAATCTGTAACCAGATCTGTTGAAGTCGGCAAAACAAAACCATAATTTGTTGTTGGATTAGCCATTTATTGTCCTTTCAATCATGACACGATTGTCGCATATTCCCACGTCAGGATTGGCGACACGCTTGCCCACGTTTCGGTAATTGGCACGTCATTCCAGCGCATAGCCTGCAATGAATAGGCCAAAGGTGACATAAGCAAGGTGACTGATAGCTCGTTGTAACTGGCGCGAAAGGTAAAGCCTTCGACAAAGCCTTGGAACGTACCGGCAGACATATTCAGGGGCAGATTATTTAAGGCTATTGGCTGACCCATAAAAACGTTGATTAAACTGTCACGATCGCCGTTGTCTAGCTCTGGATTGGTCAGTGCGTAAGTAATTTGGTCAAAGTTAGCTTGAGGATAGGCTCGCAAGGCCAAATAAAAAGCGGCTTGTGATTCTGCGTCCGCCTCGTGTTTTATCGTTGTGCTAATAATTTGGGCTAATTCTCCATATAGGCCAATTGAGGCTTCATCTCTGTCGCTGACTTCGCTACCGCTTGAAATGCCATATTTAATCGTCAAATCATTGCGAACGTCGCCAGCTCTGGTTTTTATCGTTATGCCTCGACCTAGTGCGTGATTTGCTGTGAGATCTGTATAACCATTTGCAGCGAGATAGCTTGTCCTGTGTGTTGAATCCGCATAGCCAATTTGACCGTTTGCGTCCTCGTAAATGTAGCCAAGCCCAGAAGTAGCCAAAGCTGAGACAAGCTCATAAACAACAATTCGTGATGAAGCCCGTTGTGCCAGTTCATAATTGCCCGGCCTGTCAATCTCACCTAATCCTGTGTTTCCTGCATTTGCCCAAGTCTCGGTTGGATCATAAGTCGCCCACGTCAGCGCAGCTGGTACTTGTTGCCATTGTGCAAATAACACCTGTGACAAAATTGTATAGATTTGGTCGCCGTCAAAATCCTGTGTCAAGACGCCGTTTGTAAGAGCCTTTTGCAGCCTTGCCAGAGCGCCCAAGGCAGTAATTGTCACCTCTTGCGTGTACGCCGTTGAGCCGACCTCTGAGACGCTCACAGCTATATCTACAATCGAACCGCCAAAGATAGGTTTATAGACGGCCGCTGTGTCCTGAACCTCAACCGAAAGAGTGTCATTGATTTTGTAGCCAATAGCCGCTTGATTAAAGACAATGAGCGTAAGAGAGCAATATCCGGCTTGCGCCTGCTCATAGATGTTTGTACGCCCAGAGGTGATGTTTAGGCTGGCCAGCACTGAGTCTGTGACGTCAACGCCTGCAATCTTTACGCGCCAGACTGGCGCCCACTGCGTCATGATCGAGCTAATGCAAAAGCGTTTGCCCCGCCTGTGCCTCGATAGAATGAGTCATTTAACGTGTTGACAATTGTGCGAGCTGTGCCTTCTGCGTCGATTGCGCCGTTGACTGTCAAGTTTATTCCAACAGGATTGAACGTGCCAGTTCTAGGCGTTACGTCATAACCGTTTGTAATACTTGACATAAATGCCGACCCACTTGAAGCACTAGCAGCACCTTTTGCAGCTGCCGCTATACCGCCACTGCCGCTTGATGTTGAACCTGATCCGCCAGATACGGTTGGCACGTTAACTGTCGGCACTTTTGATGTAGAGGTAACACTTGGCACTGAAACCGTTGGAATGTTAATGCTTGGGGCTGTAATTTTGGAGACGTTAGGCAAAAATGGCACTGAGTTATACAGACCAATCAAAACGTTGATACCAGCTACAGCGCCGTTTATAAGAGTGTTGAGTCCGCCAATAACTGCGCCAATGACGTTAATGACGCCGCCTGCGATTTCGCCAACAACTTTAAACGCACCGCCTAGTACGGTGACAAGTACAGGCACAACGTATTTTTGAATAAAGGCAATAAACAGCGTGAATTCTTCTTTGTTGTCCTTGATTGCGTCTGTGATTGGCTTAAAGAAATCCGCAAATTTGCCCAAGGCTGGCACAACTTTGTTCACAATAAATTCGACTAGGCTTTGGATTATAGGTAGCAAGCGGGCGCCAATTGATTCTTTTGCCTCGTCAAATGTGACCTTAAGTATCTCAAGGCGACCAGCAAATGTTTTAGAGTTTTCGGCAGCAGCTCCGCCAAAGAGATCTGATAGTTTGCCTTGAACTTCTGTGAATGACATGGCCTTTAATTCCGCAGATGATAGGCCAATGCCTAATTTGCCAAGCGCAGCTGTGTTGCCGTCATAGGCTTTGCCTAGGCTGTTTGCAACGCTGTCAAGCCCTTTGCCTGTTGCTTGGCTAATGTCTAAAGCAAGAGAGAGAAGATCCTGTGCCTTTGTAACGTCGCCGGTTGAAAGAGCAAGGCGAGAAAGAGCTGGGCGCAGCTTGTCATCTGCTACGCCTGTGGCCAGTGATGTTTTAAGAATTTGCTTTTCAACACTGGCAATCATGTCATTTGTTGCGCCAGTTGCATTCTTAAGAGATGTGGCTAGTCGTATCTGCGCGGCCTCGTCCTCGATTGCAGCTTTAACACCGTCAACCGCGAGCTTTACCGCGTAAGCACCAGCGGCAGCCGTAGCTGCGGCAAACGCTAGCCCAGCCTTTTTGCCAAATTCGCCAAGTTTGCTGCTCGATCCTTCTACGTCAGCGTTGGCGCTATTGAGTGATTTTTTAAGTTGGTCAACGTCAGCAAGTATTGAGAGCTTGAGCGTTCTACTTTGTGCGACCATTTAGAATTCCTTTAGGATCTTGTCAAAGGCATTTTCCCACTTGGCAATGATTTCCGGCTGAATGGCGCGCAATGTTGGATAAATAAACCAGCCGTTTGAACCGCCTTTTGGCGCTGAGCCTGACCAAATTGGAAACTGTTTGTATTTGTTAGATCCAAACTCATTGCCGCCCCAGAGCTGTTTTGTTGTGCCGCCACCAGAGAATTTCTGACCTACAAAACCAAAGGATAATTCGCCAATCTTTGAGGACTTGGAAACTCTTGATCCGCGAGCAATTCTCTCAGCTGCGCGGCCTCGACTTGTAGCAGTGCCGATAATCTTGTCCTGAGCAAATTCTGCCAGAGCACCAGAAGCGACTTTTGCTTGGACTGTAGCTTCTTCGTCCATTGCTTTGAAAGCCCCTAGAACGCGGCGCAAATCAGCCTTGTCATAGGCAATCTCAACGCTGTCCGTCATGTTGCTTCTCCAATATCTCAAGCGCTGTGTATATCTGCTCCGCCGTTTGCCATTCGCTCATTGGTATTCCAGTCGCCAAGGCTAGATCGACCAGAATGCGATTTACGCTTCCGGCGGCGTAGCTTTTGGGAGAACCTCACCGACTGTCACGTCAGCGACTGTTTCGCACCAAATGTCAAAGCCCTTTATTGGCTTGCCAGCTGCTTCTCGCTTCATTGCATTCCACGCAAGAAAGAGAAGATCCGCAATGCCAATCTTGTCTTGTGCTTGCGAAATAGTTTGCCCTGTCTTGTTTTCCCACTTCGCCCACTCTGGCGGTTGTGCGGTATATGTACCGAATTCGCCTGATGTGTATTCGATTGTGATTGGTAGTTTCATTGTGATGTGCTCCCGTTTCTGTAGTTATCAGGTAATTGTTAGGACTGGAGTTGAGGCGCAAAGCATTGCCCATGAGTCAGTCTGTGCGTCTGGTGCAGCTCCGCCAGCTGTCGGTGCTACTGGAAACGCTGTGCCGGCAAAACTTGCACCTGTTGCTGAAACTAGCGTAAAGGCTAGAGCTGTGTTTGGCGCAGTAGTGAACGCTGTCCACATTGCTTCAAATAGCGATCCGGTAGCGCCCCAGTCAGCGAGAAGTTCAAGGTTAAGTGTCCACTGATCGTCAATGTGCTTGTAAGCCTTGCCGTCAAGTGTTTGGTACGTAGTGATTACAGGCGCGTTGACCAGTGTGACTGACGTTGCTTGCGCGTCATAGTTGACTGTCGCAAGTGTCAAGGTTATGTCGCGACCCGTTACTATTGTTGTTGGCATTCGGTTTTCTCCTTAGATTGTCTGTTGTGTGTAGTAAGTGCTGACCGCGAGATCCGCCACTAATAGGTTTGAAGCTCCTACAGATTGCACTGTTGGACGCTGTACGTCTCCAACTGTGTAACCGGCAGGCATTGCGCCCATGATCGCAATAATGAGCTGCTCAAGGTTATCGAGCGCGCCAGCTGTGTTGTTATAGGCAACAGCGGCAGTGACCACAAAGTTAATTTTCACGCGTACTTGGCTTTTGCCAATAGTTGTTGTTTCGAGATACGGCGCGTCTGGCACAATCACGCAGGCTGGCGGAATGACTGCCTCTGGTGGTGATGAATAGACGGAAGCCGCTACGCCAGCCAAAGCTGTTGCAAGTGTGCCGCGTACGTTTGTCGCGATTGTTGTTGGCGTAGGCATTTACATGGCCATTGTTGAGACGTCAATGTAATTGCCTAAAAGGCCAATGACTCGGTTTTGTAAGCTGCGACCCATTCTGAAAGGTGACGGCGTAAAGTCCACGCCCTCAATCTGTCCACCGGGAGCGACCACGCTTTGGAATATCTCCACGCTGACGATTGTGACCGCTTGTTCAACTGCGTCAGTGCTTGCATAAAGCGTGGCCGCATTTGCCCCGGATAGGTACGCGACACCAGCTGGAATGACTGGACGGAAAGTGATGTCTGCGTTTGTAACGGCTGCAGTAAAGTAAAAATAAGGTGCTGGATAAGCAAAAGGCAAATACGGGAATGGATCATAATAATTTGATGTAACTGTTTTTGTGCCGTTAAAGACTGCAGGCACACAGCCGCTAATCACAACACTTTGGTCAGCCACAAATGTATTTGGCTTTTGTGTTATGTAATAAGCAACATTGTTTTGCAAGTACACAGCTGCAACGGCGTTTTGATTTGCTGTGAGCAAAGGCAAAATCACCTGCTCAGCCGAATTGATTATTGAGTCAAGATAGGCGTCAGAATATAAAGCGACAGAGACGCCCAACACTGTGCGAAGCTGTGAAGCTGTGATAATGCTAGGCATCTCTGTCCTTTCGTGTTCGACTGGCCGAGATACGGGAGCGCACCTCGGCCATGCTTAATTGATTAGGTTAGGTTGAAACGGCGTAGGCCACCTGCAAAGACGGCTTGCGCTGCAATGTAACCGTAGAGTGAAATCTCAATCTCGCCTGTTGTTGGCACGTTTGTCGCCAATGTCAGAGCTGGAGATTCAAAAATTTCGATTGAGCGTGGCTCGATAATGAATGCTGATTCGTCGATTGAAGTTGCAACCATGTTTGGATCTACATAGTAATCAAGTCCAAGCACATTCCCACGAATACTTGTAGGAATCGCAGAGCCAGCGTTATTCATAGGATTGCCAGCATTGTAAATTGGACGCCCTGTTGTATCTGTTGCGCCAAGCAAGGTTGTCCAGATAGAAGTGCCAGATACAAATGACTTTGCTGTGCGCTTTGTCGCTGTGTATGCAGCTGGTGCTTCTGTAGATACGAATGAAATCAATCCAGCTGAATCTGCTGCTGTTGCTGTTGCCTGTGTACCACCAGCAGTAATTTGTGCAATTACATACTGGTCAGTTGCCTGAGCATAAGCGTCGCGAAGATTCTGGAGCATGATTTCATAGAAGCTCGGATCAGATCTGTCCAGCAACTCAACGCTATAGCGTTGGAAGCCCATTTTTTTGATGACTGTTGCATTTACATAACTGGAAGTGATCGCGGTTGTGCCTGTTGGGTCGCCGCCTTCTGCCACTGTTGCAGCAGTGCTGTTAGCAGTAATTTTAGGGATAGACACTGTCATGCCATAAGTTGAAAGCGGACGTGTTCCGCCGCAAGCTTCAATTACTGGACGATCAGCATTTGTGTTTTGTGCAACGTCGCGCACGTATGAAACTGGTGAGAACGCTGGATTTGTTGTGAATGAATCGTCAGCTGCTTTGATGTACTGGCGAGAATCTTCATTGCCTAATCCTGCCTTGATTGTGTGCTCAAGGTATGCGCCACCTGTTGTAATAGGTGATCGTGGTGTTGCAAAGTAAAGAGGACGTGAGGCCTCTACCTTTTCGACTTTGGAAGCCTCAACCGATTCGGCTGGGGCTTCGGGAACGGCTGTAGGTGTTTCCACTTGCGTTTCTCCTTCGGTTGATTGTTCCTCTGTCTCCGGTTCGGATTCAGAATTGTTGTTCTCACTAGCTGCAATTTCAACCTTTGCGCTGGCAATGGCCGGATCTGTAACCAATGAAACTTCTTTGAGCGCACTTGCGCTGACTACTAAAACGCCGTCAACGTTTTTGTATTTTTGAGCAATAACGCCCACGCTAAATCCGTCGCGTAATCCGGTACTGGCCTCGACTAAGGCGTCAGATCCTGCGGTTGTCTGGCCGATAGAAAACGTCGCGTAAATGCCTTCCTCGTCCTCTTCATAGCTTTTCAAAAATCCAATTGGACTTTCGCGGCGGTGCTCAAGCAATAATTTTGTTGTTTTGCCCAAAGTAATTGAGCCTTTTTCAAACATAGTTGATCCAGAGCTAGTGACGCCCTGTTCATTCCACGTGACAATGCGGCCAGATAATTCTCGCTTTGGAAAGTCTGTGGCCTCAACTTTGATTGAGAAGTCCATTTTGATTGGCTTTTGGATACTGTAGGTCATCTGATCATCTCTTCTTCTAGTCGGATTTCATCTGAGGTTAAAGCGCCAATATCGTAAAGAATTTTGTACACGTCTGCGCGCTCTTTGGCTGATCCGCGCAAATAATCGTCTAGGTCAAATTTAACTTCTTGGCTTGCTGGTACAAAGTCATTTGGCATGCCAGTCATTGACAAACGCTCTTCAATCGCGCACATAATTGGGCGCAGTGAGAAGTCCAGCAAAGATTGCCTTGCCAGAGTCGCGTTGCTGTAGGTCATGCTCGATCCTGATTCAGCGTCAACGTAATAAGCCGGAATGCCCGTTACTCTGGCTAATTCCGTCGATACGTATGAACGGGCTTGATTGAGTTGTAACTTCTCAGGGTCAAAGCCAAGTGTTTGCAATTCAACGTCTGCATTGAGAAATGCTGTTGCGCGATTGCGTCGAGCTTGACCCCAAGATTCGAGCAACTTTGCAATGCGATCTGCTGGCAATGCAGTGCCGTTAGATTTTAAAACCATTGTTGGCACTGGTTCGCGCGCGTACATTGTCGCTGCGCGTTCTAATTCTGCACCAGCTTTAATTGTGCGACCAGCGCGATTGAGAATGCCCTCGTCAACGCCATAGAAAACTGCCAAGCTGCCAACGCCCTCGTAAGGTGCTGGGATTGAATCGACGCAGTAATACTCAATCTCTGTGCCATTGGCATTTGTTTTAATTGTTACACGTGTCGGATCAATTCTTTCGGCGCTGCGAATTCTGTAAGTGTCAGCGTAAATTTCAAGAATTCTCATGTAGCCGTAACCGTAGAGAAGCAAATCCTCTGCAAGCCATGCATAAGTTGCAAAGCCGGGAACGCGTGGATCTGGTTGATTGATTACCTTTGGTGGTGATTCAACGCGCGCACCGTCTGCTCTTGTACGCACCTTCAACGGAATTGAGGCCACGCTAGATGAAATTATATTTCTTGCTCTTGCGCACGTTGGCACTGACATAAATTCGACGCGTGAAGCTGTAATCCCTGCAACGCCATAAATATTATAAAGAGAGCTGGTGACATTTACGGGCGCAAGTGAAGCCTCAATATCAGAGGCGGCCTCTGGTGATTGCGTTGTGACTGTGCGCGAAAATAGACCCATAGCCCGAAGTGTAAAGGTCGCCTATACAGTTAAGCTGAGAAAATGTCTATCTCCATTTCAGGGCGTGTCGCAAAATGTGTACAAAGGGCGCTGGCCACAGCTGCGCAAACGGCGACTGAAGAGGCGCGCCGTCCAATAATCCAGCCGCCGTCGCCCATTGGTAATCTAACGGCCGATAGTATCTGCTTGGACAATTCTGCCTGTTTTCCATGCATAAGCCGCTTTGAAGTAATTGCTCCTAAGAGTTCGTCGCAGCTTTGGCCATATAACGCCCCGTCAATGTCGATCACCGGAATTCCGGCCGGTTGTAATCGAGCAGCTACCGCAGAGCTTGTCCTTTTGCTAAATGCCACATATTCCACTGGATACTTGCGAGCATAAGGCGCAATATCGTTTGCTATAGCTTTATCGTCCAGCGAAATTGGATTATGCCAAGTGTGTAACAATTTGATAACAAAAGTGTCATCTGAATTTTTCTGGGCTGCAACTAATGCCCCGTCTCTACGATCCGGCGATAAATCAAGGCCAAACCACGTCACCTTTTCCACGTCTAGTTCAACCTCAGCGCCGCCACACTCGTTCCATTCTTTTGCCGGTATCGCGCCGCTGATTGTGTTGACCCACCTACAAAGCACCTCTGTCTGGACTACGTCTGGCGGATCATTAAGCACCGCGCGGATATTGTCCTCATGAATTGTGTGACCCAGTGCCGGATTGCTTGCGACCCAGTTTTTTTCGTCGGTAATTTTGTCTGAATAAGCCGACCATTCAAAGTAAGCAATATCGTCTTCTGATCCGGCTGCACTGGCCATGCCTCGATCGCGCAACTGATTTAAAATCAGGCTGTGCTGATCGCCCGCATTCGAAAACGTCCATAAACTCGGATTGACCGCTGCCATCATTGTGTACCTCATGGCTGACCACGCTTCTGTGTCCTTAAGCTGTCGCGTCTCGTCCATGTACACAGTCTCAGGCTTCGCAAAACCGCGAGCAGCTGCGTTGGCTGCCTTGACCACGTAACGCGCGCCGGACTTGAGCTGAATTTCTTCCGATCCATGCGCCCAGCGAATTTTTTGCACTTGCTTGGCAAGCTCTTTGTTGCTTTCGATTATATTTACAATGTGTCGGAAAGTCTCAAGTGACGTTGTCAGCACGTGAGCACTGCCCAGCTGTAGCGGCTCATTCCATAAAAACATGCGAGCCAAAATGCTCATCTCCATAATTGTGCTTTTACCATTTTGTCGCGCTGCCACGATCACCACCACCGGGTGTTTCCACCGGCCGTCAGGTTTTACTTTCATGGCATGCTCAAATACAAACTTCTGCCAAGGCATAAGCTGAATGCCAATCTTTTCGGCAAATGCAACAACTTCATGACCTCTAGACGGCAAATCGTTCAAGGCTGAGTGGATTCTAGGCCGATCTGAGCCAATTAAGCGCTTAGGTTGGTCACTGATTCCCTGTTCATCTATAACGGCCTCTGGTACGACCTTCAGCGCCCTTGTACGCCCTTGTTTGGCCTTAGTCATGGCTGGTGCTCTCTTGTGCCGGTGAAAATAGAAAAGGAAGAGTCAGAGGTGTCCTAGGCTGTCCAAAAAACTGGCCTACTTTGTCCTTTTTCTGATAATTGCACCTAGTACACGCTGCCAAAAGGTTATCAGGCTCATCTGTGCCGCCCTTGCTTATTGGAATCACATGATCGACTGTAGTGGCATTGTCTTCTCCGCAGTATTGGCAGCAGAAGCCGTCACGTATCAGTATCCGTTCACGTATTTTGCGCCAAGCTCTCGTGTTTCCACCAGTTGCCCTTGCACTTATGCTTGCCATTAGTGATAGCCCTTGGCTTGGAAGAATGCCCATGCCTTGCACATACTGCCATAGCGGTGCTTCTGATAACGGATAGACCAATCCACTTGGCTAAAGCCGTCAAGGTTTTTGTACTTAATGTTACGCATTTGGCCTATACCGTAATGTGATCCATTCTTTGCATGTACACGCCAATTGCTTTCTTTAGTGATTAGCTTGTAAAAGCATTGATATTGGCTGTCATTAACGATTCTGCTATGTGCATACAGCTTGAGAGCGTCACGGTAATCGACTGCATGGGCAGAGCTGTGGCCTACCGTTGCGCTTAAGATTACCGATAACAGCAACAGTTTTTTTATTTGTCTTTTAACTGTAATGCTGAAAGAGTAAGAATCATTCTGTCTGAGGATCATAAAATCTCCTGTGACTTGTATGCTTCAGCGTACAGGGTCAAGTCAAGAGTCATGACATAAGTGCTGGTCAGAACGGCGTTGCGATTCTTTGCACACACCTGTGGATAACTTTTGTGCATAACTATTGATCCAATACTAAAGACTCATCAACTAGCTTGATTCCAAATGTGCCGCAGCCTGAGCATTGGCTGAACCACTCATGAAGCGTTAGCTCTGGCGATTTGCTGAGTAGGTGCAGCTTTCGGCCGTCACCTAGCATTACTGCACAAACATGACAATCAAATATGAGTTGCTGCATAGTTGCTCCTTAGTAGATCCTCAATTGGATTTAAGTTGTCTTGACCAATCCACCAGCTGTCTTGCTGGCTATTCTTAAAATGCTTTTGCATGGCCATTTTGATTGGTAGCCAACCAACAATGTGATAATCAGGCGATCTGCCTACCACTAACACTGCCACATCATCTACTCGATCATTGGGATAAATGATTAGAGATCCGTTGATATAGCTTGTCCACTTGACTTCTAGGCCTTTGCCCACGTCGGCATTGCGTTTGCCATTACAGACGTTTATGTCAAAGTCAAGGCCAAAGTACCTAGCAACAACCATTTCAGCGCCCAGAGACTCTGCGTACTCTGTAACGCGTTCATGATTGTTTAGCTTTGTGTTGTATCGCTGGACTGTGCTCAAATCATCAAGAGAAAACACGACTTGCGCAGCTCTATTATGTATAGCCCATTCGTCCGCAGCTGTAATCCTCATGCGAATCATAGGTTTAGCCTGTTTTCGCATGGATTGCAGATCCATTGAACTAAGCCGTCATCTCTTAGATATTCATTGCAGAGCACGTCATCATCACATAAATCGCAATTCGTATAGCCCCACGATCCTGCTTGCAAATTATAGATATGGCTCATTTTTGGCACTCTAAACAAATCCACAAAATGCCGCCCTCTTCACGTCCGCCTAATTTGGCTGCAAAGTGTTGTCCTCGATCGCACCATTCAATTGCTGGTGGATTAACTACGTCTCGCAGCTCTGTGCCGTCTTGGTCAATACGCAGACGTTCGCCTGTCTGTAAATGAATCATCTCAAAGTCGCCCATGACTACACCTGCGGCTTCCACTGGCCGTCAGAGGCAAGTACAAACCACCTTGGCGGACATTGCTTGGGCTTGCTCTTTTCGACGCACATATAACCGCCCCAAGCCTTGCCGCCTTTATCTCCTGTGCGCCAAACCATGTGACCATGAGCGCAGATTGGCGCAGCTGAGGCCTGCACTTCTCCCAGTGTGGCTTTGATTTCTTCTACAGCTGTTTTTGCAGTTGTGAAGCCCTCTTCCCAAATTGGCTTTGACCAAGGATCTTCTTCCACAAATGCTTTTGGCATGTGCTCGACTTGCTCCATTGACTCAAGGCTGGGCTTTGTCTCTGTACCTAAAACCACGCTACAACAACGCCCAATTGCGCTGCTGACTGTGTCCTCGACGTACCAGCGTTTCATCTGGACGTTGTAAGCCCCGACCATGCCATGTGCGTAATCAATGGCGGCAGGCTTCTCATCTTCATAACGCCGATAAATACGGCACTCAATGAGAATAAAGCCCTTTTCGGCATTCCAGTCAATTATTGAAGTTTCAATCCGGTTTGTTGGATAAGTTGCGTGAAGCCTGATTACCTTCTGATTGACCGTTTCATAATTATCTAAGAAACTCATGATCGATTAGCCCACTTGCTAGCTGAAATCTTGCCTCGTACAAAGCCCACTCGGTTGCCTTCTTTTAGGCCAATCGTGTAGCCGACTGTAAAGCCAAGTAAAACGCCAATCATGATCCACATAAATACTTCTGCCATGCTGTACATATTTGCTCCCGTTCAGAGAGCTACTGTGCTTCGCTCCCTGCCATAACTGTGAAGCAAAGCTGTGACAAGGTCAAGGATTAGGCGTGATTTTGGGCGTGTCGGTAACTGTTTTATCCTTTAGGCCGTTGGACGCAAGGACGCCGCCTAGTGATCCAGTCAAGAATATGGCCAAGGTTTTAAGTAAGTCTATGAAAGCGGCGTCATTAGGAGCTTGAGCTGCAACGGGCTGCGTTACAAATATGAGCGCGTAAGTAATGCCTAAAGTGACAATCAAGAAAACAATAGAAAGAGTCATGCCGATAAACAAAATCAGCCTTGCCTTGATTTCTTCTGGCGTTAGGCGTTTTTGAAACCTAGGGCGATTTTGGTTGTGGTCTAACAATGTCTCCAAGTAAGTCCTCTGTGCAGACGCCTTGCGCCTCGCACCTTGGCCGTTGGCATTCATCATTTTCCCAATTCTCAAACTCTTGGCATGGATAACGCGTATAACCTTGATAACTACAGGCCGACAACGCTAGGGAAAGGCCAACCGCTAGCGCTGCCGCTTGCAGTTTTCTGGTCACTTGCGACCATAAACCTGATCATTAGGATTTAACCAGCGCATAAGTACAGGCACAACAGCTGCCATTCCAGCTGAAAGGATTGCTTTTGGATCTGTCACACCGGCCATATAAACTGCTAGACCAGCTGCAATAAAGGATCTGGCATAACTGGCCAGCATTGGCTTTAATTCTTTCATGATTTTTTCTCCTTTTTAACTGCCTTGGGCAGCTCTA